CATATTTTGGTTTAGGACCAGACGATGGAAAACAAAGAAAAATTAATAAAGCTAATAAGACAGCAAAGCAAATAGTTGATTTGCAAAACAAAAGAAGTAGTGTAAAAAATACATATCTTGGTGATCCTGATGATTTAGAAGGAGAAATGGTAAGAACTGCAGATAAACCTGCTAGCAGAAAAGAAGCAAGAAAAATTAAAAAATTAAACAAAACAAAAAAACAATTAGGACTTTAACAATATTAAAATAAAATTATGGCTTACGAAGGATCACCAGCGGCAAACTTAAATAAAGGTTACGCTAACCAAGAAAAATCAGACTTAATGAATGATAACCCAGTAGCAAGAGATGCTAGCGGAGGAAGACCGTGGATATCTAGACACTTTAGATCATCAATGGGATCACCAGTTAAACAATACGAAGATAAAGGAAGCATGGCTAAAATGGATGATCTTTCGGGTGATGGTGAAGTAACTCAAAAAGATGTACTAATTGGTAAAGGAGTTCTTAACGAAGATGGTTCTCCAGTGAAAGCTAAGTCTATAAAAGGTAGTAAACATAACCATAGTCTAATGGATGCTGAACCAAGACATAAACACATGAAATCAGCTCATTCAGACGTATATTCAAGAGTGACGCCACGATCAGAAAACACTAGACGAAGCAACTCCGAAGACTCACAAATGAAAAGATCATAACAGTAGAGAACTGTAAAAAACTCAGCCAAACACTAACACTAACACTAACACTAACACTAACAAAAAAATGGCAAAGTACATTAAATTTAACCTTGCAGCTCCAGGAGGAGCAACAGGTTCAGAACTGTTGATTAACATCGACCAAATTACAAGAATTGCAACAGGAAGCACAACTACAACTGATATCTTTTTTGATAACAATGTAACTGCAACAAAAAAATGGAGAATAACACATACAGCACCTTTAGTTGCTAATGCTTTATTAGACTCTATACAAGCTGCAATGACTGCTAATCCAGGTGGAGTAGTATCTACAGTAGTACCATCAGTAGCACAAGCACAAGCACCATTAGCTCAATCAGGGCAACAAGGTCGTATTGCTATAACTGCACCTCAAATTCAAGTAGTTTTTGCTTCAGCAGCTTTCACAGCATAATATGAAGTCAAAAGGTTTAGGAGACGACATAGAGAAGTTTACTAAAGCTACTGGTATTAAAAAAGTAGTGGACACAATGAGCAGGGGGTTAAATATCCCCTGTGGTTGTGCTGCTCGTAAAACAACATTAAATAAATTATTTCCTTATAAATAAAAAATGGCATTTACACTAGATAATCCTCCATATAAAACAAACAATGTTCCGGTTTATAATATACCGATGGAAGATGGTGTTATGGGTAAAGCTAATAACAATGGAACTATTGTATTAAACCAAAACTTAGACCCTGCTGAATGCGAAAGAGTTATAGAGCACGAGATGGTTCATATAGATCAAATGAAGCGTGGTGATTTAAATTACGACAACGAAAACGTTTATTGGAAAGGTAAAAAATACTCAAGAGCTGATATGGCGGAAGGTGCTAAAAACCTACCATGGGAAGCTGAAGCATATAAAAAAGTAAAATGAGTAAAAAGAAATTTCACGAAACAAAAGTCGGGCAGTTTTTGTCACAAACTGCGCCAGGTATATTAAATACTGTTGGTGAAGTATTACCAAGTAACGGTGTGCTAGGTTTAGTTAAAAACTTAATACATAAAGACCCTGCAATGCCAGTTGAAGACAAAGAAAAAGCTCTTAAGCTTTTAGAGCATGATATGATAGAGATGCAAGAAATCTCAAAACGCTGGGAAAGCGATATGAAGTCAGATTCATGGCTTAGTAAAAACACTCGTCCAATGTCTTTAATATTTCTAACTGTAATGACCATAGCATTTATATGGGTTGATAGCCATGAAGCGTTATCATTTACAGTAGAACAAGAGTGGATAAGTTTATTAAAAACATTAACCGCGACAGTATATGTAGCCTATTTTGGTTCACGTGGTGTAGAAAAATTTAAAACAATAAGTAACAAATAAAAATTAAACAATGGGAAACTTTCCGACAAACGATAGCTTTATATCTAGAGCATTAGCATACAATCCAACTAATACTATAGACCCTAGACCAGCTTGGGTATTTGAAAATCAAACTGGAACATTAGGAACAAATTTAACAGGATCTTCTGTATATGTAGGTGTAGCAGGAACCGTTAGAGGTATTGTTGCTGGTAAAGAAGGAGTAGGGGGAACTGTAGCTCATTTAGGAGCAATAATAACACCAGGTACTGGATACACTACAGCTAACGGATTAGCAACAACAGTAACTAGTATTGTGCCAAGTTCTGCTGGGACTGGATGTACAGTTGATATAACTGCAGTGGCTGGAGCTGTAACAGTTGTGACAATAAACGCTATTGGTCAACAATACGGTGTAGGTGACATTCTAACAATTGTACAAGGTGGTAATAATTGCACTATAAGTATAGCTGCTGTACAATCTTTATCACCTGTAGCTGGTGATGCAATTGATTTTTTAAACGTACCAGCTGGATCAATACTTCCAGTAGTATTTGATTACATTTTAGTACCAGCAGCTAATGCTGCAACAAACTTGATAGTAGGTAAATAACTAATATACAAGTGACTATATAAATAAGATAAACATTAACAATTAAATTAAATTAAATTATGGCAAAATCGAAAGAATCAGTAAAAGCAATGATAACTGAAGAACAGTTAAAAATTGTAAATGATCAACAATTAAACTTAAACGAATTACTTAGAAACATAGGTATTTTAGAATCTCAAAAACAAAGTATTCATTCTAAAGTTTTAGAAATTTCTAAACAAATTGACGAAACTAAAAAAGAACTTGAAGAAGAGTATGGCCAAGTAAACATCGATCTCAAAGACGGAAGTTATACTGACATCGAAAAGAAAGATGAAGAATAATATTAGAAAAATAAGTATCGGTTCTGATTATAAAAATGATGCTATGCATTACTCAGTAGGCCAACAAGTTTACGGAGGTCATGAAATATCTCATATACTTTTTTCAGAACTAGATAATTCTTACAATATACATATTAAAAAAAACAACGAGGTATTGCCATGGAAAAAATTTAATTCTAACATGGCTATATCTGTTGAATATGATTTAGAATATTAATGAAAAGTTTGTTTGACTTTATTATAAAACCACTAGGTGATGAATATAATAACACGGTTAAAATAGGCGACAAAACATTAGTTCTTAATACAACTATAGAAAGCTATAAATCTGTTAATAATTTAGCAATCATTATTGAGACACCAAAAGCTTTTAAAACTCCTATTAAAAAAGGTGATATAGTAGTAATACATCATAATGTATTTAGAACTTTTTATGATATGAAAGGTGCTAGAAAAAAAAGCAGATCTCATTTTAAAGATGATTTATATTTTTTAGCTATTGACCAAGTTTATTTATATAAAAGAAACAAAAAGTGGAAAGCATTTGGTGACAGATGTTTTATTATGCCACTTAAAGATAATAATTATCTAACGCTTAATAAAGAGCAAAAGCTTATTGGTATACTTAAAATAGGTAATAGTTCTTTAGAAGCGCTTAAAATAAATCCTGGAGACCTTGTAGGTTATACACCTAATGGGGAATGGGATTTTTTAATAGACGGTCAACGTCTTTATTGTATGAAATCTAATGATATTGTTATAAAATATGAACACGAAGGAAACGAAGTTGAATATAATCCAAGCTGGGCACATAGCAGTTGAGGAACTTATTAAAGTTGCTAAAGAAGCTATTGTAGATTCAGATGAAGATATATCAGCTGACAGATTAAAAAATGCTGCAGCAACTAAAAAACTATGCATATTTGATGCTTTTGAAATACACAATCGTATTATAGAAGAACAAAACATGTTAGATGAAAAGCCTAAAGAAGTTAAAAAAGAAACTACGTTTCGTGGTTTTGCTGAAGGAAGATCTAAGTAATGTATAAGCAAACTTTATATAAAGTATTAAATGACCATATAAAACCTAAAATTCTTAAACGAATGAATAGGTATAAAAAATGGGAATACGGATACAACGAAGAATATAATATGGTTGTTATATCTAAAACTGGTCAAATAGGAGATATATATGAAATACAAAACCTAATAATAGCTTTACCTAAAGCCAATGAAGTTCATGAGTTCAAAGAAAATAAATGGACATCATTTAATTATCCTAAAGAATTAAAAAGAATAAAAACTGTATTTGACTGGAGAGAATATCCAGAAGAATTCAAAGAAAAATATTACGACTATATTGATGAAGAGTTTAAAAGACGTGAAGAAGGTTTTTGGTATATAAACAAAAACATACCTACGTATTTAACAGGAACACATTATATGTATTTACAATGGTCAAAAATTGATGTTGGCCAACCAGATTTTAGAGAATCAAATAGATTATTTTTTATATTTTGGGAAGCTTGCCGAGCAGATTATAGATGTTATGGTATGTCATATTTAAAGAACAGACGTTCTGGATTTTCATTTATGGCTTCTGGCGAATGTGTTAACATGGCTACAATATCAACTGACGCTAGATTTGGTATATTATCAAAATCAGGTGCTGATGCTAAAAAAATGTTTACCGACAAAGTAGTTCCAATATCAGTTAATTATCCTTTCTTTTTTAAGCCGATACAAGATGGTATGGATCGACCTAAAACAGAACTAGCATATAGAGTACCAGCTAGCAAGTTTACTAGAAGAAGCATTGTGTCTACTGAAAAACCAGAAGACTTAGAAGGACTTGATACAACTATTGATTGGAAAAATACTGGAGACAACGCTTATGATGGAGAAAAACTAAAACTTTTAGTTCACGATGAATCAGGTAAATGGGAAAGACCTAATAATATATTAAATAACTGGAGAGTTACAAAAACTACTCTTAGATTAGGTAGTAGAATTATAGGTAAGTGTATGATGGGATCAACATCAAACGCTTTAGATAAAGGAGGTAGAAATTTTAAGAAATTATACGATGACTCAAATGTTAACAAAAGAAACGCAAATGGACAAACTCGTTCAGGACTCTATTCTTTGTTCATTCCTATGGAATGGAATTACGAGGGATACATTGATTCTTATGGCATGCCTGTCTTCGAAACACCACAAAAACCAGTGTTTGGACCTCATGGAGCGCCAATCAAAATCGGGGTTATTGAATACTGGGATAACGAGGTAGAAGGTCTTAAAGATGATCAAGATGGATTAAATGAATTTTATAGACAGTTTCCACGTACTACTAAACATGCTTTCAGAGATGAGTCTAAAATGTCTTTATTTAATCTAACTAAGATCTATCAACAAATAGATTTTAATGAAGATTTAAAAAATTCATTGTCTATTACAAAAGGTAGTTTACAATGGGAAAATGGTATTAAAGATACTAAGGTTATATTTGTTCCAAATAAAAACGGTAGGTTTTTAGTGTCATGGGTTCCACCAGTTGAATTACAAAATAGAACTATAAAGAAAAATGGAAAAATATATCCAGGTAATGAGCATTGCGGTGCTTTTGGATGTGATCCATATGATATATCAGGTACAGTAGATGGTCGAGGTTCTAACGGAGCTTTAAGTGGTTTAACTAAATTTAGTATGGAAGATGTTCCACCTAATCATTTCTTTTTAGAATATATTGCTAGACCACAAACTGCTGAGATATTTTTTGAAGATGTACTTATGGCCTGTGTGTTTTATGGGATGCCAATATTAGCAGAAAATAATAAACCTAGATTATTATATCATTTTAAAAGAAGAGGTTATAGATCATACTCTATGAATCGACCAGATAAAAAATACAATAAATTATCTATAACAGAAAGAGAAATAGGTGGTATGCCAAACTCTAGCGAGGATATTAAGCAAGCACATGCCTCTGCTATAGAATCTTATGTTGAGCATTTTGTTGGTTTAAAAGAAACAGGTTATGGAGATATGTATTTCCAAAGAACACTAGAAGATTGGGCGCAATTTAATATTAACAATAGAACATCACATGATGCATCTATTAGTTCAGGACTTGCTTTAATGGCTTGTAACAAGCATAGATATGCTCCAAGTAACAAAATTAAATTACAACCAGTAGATTTAGGTATAAAAAAATACGATAACAAAGGATTTACATCAAAAATTATAAGTTAAATGAATATATATACTAATAGCAATAGCGCCTTCCCTAGTCAAGTGGTTAGTGATGCAGACAAAGCAAGTGAAGAGTACGGTAGTCAAGTTGCTATGGCAATTGAATATGAGTGGTTTGATCAAGGTAGAACTAACGGTAATAGATATTTAACTAATTGGAACAATTTTCATAACTTAAGACAATACGCTCGCGGTGAACAATCACCTCAAAAATACAAAGATGAATTATCTATTAATGGTGATTTGTCTTATCTTAATTTAGACTGGCAACCAGTTCCTATATTATCTAAGTTTGTTGATATTGTTGTTAACGGTATATCAAACAAAAGCTATGATATAAAAGCTTACGCTCAAGATCCTGCATCAGTTAAAAAAAGAACTGATTACGCTTCTCGTATATATGAAGATATGATGGCTAAAGATTACTTAGATGAATTAAAAAATTCTTTAGGTATCAATTTATACCAAAGTCTAGACCCAAGTGCTATACCAGAGTCAGACGAAGAATTAGAGCTTCACATGCAATTGTCATATAAGCAAAGTATAGAAATAGCAGAAGAAGAAGCTATATCATCTGTTTTAGCTCAAAATAAATATGATTTAATTAGACGCAGACTAAACATGGACTTAACTGTTTGTGGAATCGCTGCTTCAAAAACAAGTTTTAATACAGCTGAAGGCGTAACAGTTGATTATGTAGATCCAGCTTATATGGTTTATTCGTATACTGAAGATCCTAATTTTGAAGATGTGTATTATGTTGGTGAGGTTAAATCTATAACTATACCAGAGCTTAAAAAAGAGTTTCCAAATATTAGCAAAGATGAGTTAGAAATTATTCAAAAAATGCCTGGAAATAGACAGTACGTAACGGGCTGGGGAAATTATGATGAAAACACTGTTCAGGTTTTATATTTTGATTATAAGACTTACCACAATCAAGTGTTTAAAATAAAAAAGACTCCACAAGGATTACAAAAAGCATTAGAAAAAAACGATGAATTTAATCCACCAGAAAACGATGGGTTTGAAAGAGTATCAAGATCTATTGAAGTTTTATATAATGGAGCAAAAGTACTAGGAACAAATACAATGCTTAAATGGGAAATGGCTGAGAACATGTCAAGACCATTAGCTGATACTACTAAAGTAGAAATGAATTACGCTATATGCGCACCAAGAATTTATAAAGGTAGAATAGAATCTTTAGTAAGTAAATGTATTGGGTTTGCTGATATGATTCAATTAACTCATTTAAAGCTTCAACAAGTAATGTCTAGAATGGTACCAGATGGTGTTTATTTAGACATGGACGGTTTAGCAGAAGTTGATTTAGGTAATGGTACAAATTATAATCCAGCAGAAGCTTTAAATATGTATTTTCAAACTGGTTCTATAGTTGGTAGATCGCTTACACAAGACGGTGAAATGAATGCTGGAAAAGTTCCTATACAGGAGCTTAATAGTTCTAGTGGTCAAGGTAAAATACAAAGTCTTATACAAACGTATCAATACTATTTACAAATGATACGTGATGTAACCGGACTTAACGAAGCTCGTGATGGTAGTACACCAGACAAACAAACGCTAGTAGGATTACAAAAAATAGCAGCTAACGCTTCTAACGTTGCAACTAGACATATAAAACAGTCTAGCTTATATTTAACTCTTAGAATAGCAGAAAATATTGCACTAAAAATAGCTGATGCGCTAGAGTTTCCATTGACTGCTGAAGCTTTAACTAATTCTATATCTAATTATAATGTTAATACATTAATAGAAGTTAGTAATTTAAATCTTCATGATTTTGGTATATTCTTGGAATTAGAACCAGACGAAGAAGAACAGCAACAATTAGAACAAAACATACAAGTAGCTTTACAAAGCGGTGGTATTGATTTAGAAGACGCTATAGACTTAAGACAAATTAAAAATCTTAAGTTAGCTAACCAAATGCTTAAAATAAAACGTAAAAGCAAAGGTAAGCAAGATCAAGAAAACCAACAAGCTAATATTAGAGCTCAAGCTGAATCACAGGCTGATGCTGCTGAAAAAATAGCTATGACAGAAGTTCAAAAGCAAGAAGCAATATCTGGATCTAAAGTTCAGTTTGAACAAGCTAGTAATCAAATGGAAATACAACGTATGGAATTAGCTGCTCAGTTAGAAATGCAAAAAATGCAAACGCAACACCAATTTGATTTACAGTTGAAACAAATGGACATGCAAGCTACTGGGCAAAAAGAACAGGAAATAGAAAACAGAAAAGACAAGCGTATAAAAATGGAAGGTACGCAGCAGAGTCAAATGATAGATCAAAGAAAAAATGATTTATCACCTATAGATTTCGAACAAAAAAACGTGGCTGAAATAATGCCAACTATCTAATTTTAATTATTTAATCATATTATATTATGTCAGAAGAAACAAAAACAAATGAACCTGTTAAACAGGAGGGTGACTTTAAAATAAAGTCTAAAAAGAAAACACCTAAAAAACTAGGTGATCCAGAACAAGAAGTTGTTAAGGTTAACATTAAAGAACCTTTAGTTGAATTACCAAAGGAAGTAACAAAAGTTATAGTGCCTAACGATTTATTAAACAAAGAAGATAATGCCATTCAAATCGGAGAAACAGAGAAGGTATCTGTGGAAGAATCATCCGGAGATAGCGCAAAGATGGGAGAACCTGTACAAGAGCCCAACGAGATTGTTGAAGGGTTTTCTGCAATCACAGAAGTTACAGAAGAAGAAGTAAAGCAAGTTACTAAAGAAGTAAAAGAAGCTGTACGAGATGAAAAAATATTAGGTAAAAAATTACCAGAAAATATTGAAAAGCTAGTTACTTTTATGGAAGAAACTGGTGGAACTATAGAAGATTACACAAGATTAAATGCTGACTATTCAAGTATTGATGATAATACTTTATTAAAAGAGTATTACAAAAAAGCTAAACCGCATTTAAACGAAGAAGAAATAGGATTTATCATGGAAGATAATTTTGACTTTGATGAAGACTTGGACGAGGAGCGTGACGTCCGTAAAAAGAAACTCGCTAAAAAAGAAGAGATTGCAAAAGCAAAAAACTTTTTAGAGGAAACGAAAAAGAAATATTACGACGAAATCAAGTTGATGGACTTTTTTAATCGCTACAACAAGCAACAAGATGTGGCTACTGAACAACACGAAACATTCAAGAAAAATACTAAAGAACTATTCAACGACGAATTCAAAGGTTTTGATATAAAAGTTGGAGAAAAAAGTTACAAGTATAATATACAGAATCGTGAGAAAGTAGCAGAAAATCAATCGAATCTCAAAAATTTAGTTAAGAAGTTCTTAAATGAAGATGGAGACGTAGTGGATACTTCTGGTTATCACAAAGCCATGTATGCTGCTGAAAACGTTGATAAAATTGCTAGTCACTTTTACGAACAAGGAAAAGCTGATGCCGTTAAAGACGTCATTAGTAAATCTAAAAATTTAACTGATACTAAAGCTAGAACAGGAAGTTCAGGCGATATTAGTGTTGGTGGTTTTAAAGTAAAAGCAATTAGTGGATTTGATTCATCGAAATTAAAAATTACAAAAAGAAAATTTAACTAATTTAAAAAACAAAAAAAATGGCTTTAACTCCACAATTTGGTAGTTTAATACCTTCGCAACAACAACAATTGTTGCCTAGTAACTACTTACAATTTAACACCGCTGCTGCGGGAGCAAATGATTTTGCTCAACAGTACTTACCAGAAATCTACGAACAAGAAGTAGAGCGTTATGGAAACAGAACGTTATCTGGATTTTTAAAAATGGTTGGCGCTGAAATGCCAATGACTTCTGATCAAGTAATTTGGTCTGAACAAAATAGATTACACGTTAGTTATGCATCTGTAGGTGTTGCTGCAAATGGCGCGCCAGCTGCAGGTCAAAACGTTATTGCTGTACAAGCAAACGTTTCTAATGTTATATCTATAAATGACACAGTAGTATTAATGAATGGAAACACAGGTGCTGAAAGAAAATGTATCGTAGTAGGTTCTGTTCCTGGTGCTGGTGGTAACATTACAGTTATGCCTTTCGTAGGTGGTGCTGGACTTGTTAATCCTGGTGGTGCATCACTTGTACCTGCTGTTGTAGCTGCTGGAGCTTCAAACGTGAAAATGTTTGTATATGGTTCTGCTTACGCTAAAGGAACAAACTTAGTACCAGGTGGTACTGTTGCTGCTGGAACTGCTCCAAGAAATTCTATTACACCTCAGTTAACTCAATTTTCTAATTCACCAATAATCATTAGAGATCAATACACTATTAGTGGATCTGATATGGCTCAAATTGGATGGGTTGAAGTTGCTACTGAAGATGGTGCTTCTGGATTCTTATGGTATCTAAAAGCAGAGTCTGAAACTAGATTACGTTTCGAAGATTACTTAGAAATGGCTTTAGTAGAAGGTGAATATAATCAATTAGCTGCAGGTGCTGGTGTTGGTAACTTAGTTTTACCAGGTACTGAAGGTTTATTTGCTGCTATTCAATCTCGTGGAAATGTAGAAGTAGGATTTACTGCTGCTGCTGGACTTGATGAATTTGATGCAATACTTAAAAATCTTGATACTCAAGGAGCAATTGAAGAAAACATGTTATTCTTACAGAGACAAACATCTCTTGATTTTGACGATATGTTAGCTTCTATCTCTGGTGGATTTGCTGGTGGAACTGCTTTCGGTTTATTCGAAAATTCTGAAGAAATGGCTTTAAACTTAGGTTTTAGTGGTTTCAGAAGAGGTTCTTATGACTTTTACAAAACAGATTGGAAATACTTAAATGATGCTTCTACAAGAGGTGGAATCGTAGGTATCAATTCAATTGAAGGTGTATTAGTTCCTGCTGGAACATCTACAGTTTACGATCAAATTTTAGGAACTAACATCAGAAGACCTTTCTTACACGTAAGATATAGAGCGTCTCAATCTGATGATAGAAGAATGAAATCTTGGTTAACTGGTTCTGCTGGTGGTGCAATGAACTCAACTCTTGATGCTATGGAAGTAAACTTCCTATCTGAAAGATGTTTAGTAACTCAAGCTGCTAACAACTTTGTATTATTCAAAGGAATCTAATTGATTCAAAATTAATGTAATTTTTACCCTCGTTATATCAACGGGGGTAATTATTACTTTTATAAACTATTTAATTATATTATATTATGGCTAAACAAGCTAAAGCAGAAACTATTGAGGTTGCACCTCAAGAGGTAGCAGTAAAAACTGCACCTACAAAACCAGCTAAACCTAGTTGGGAAATAAAAGATAGAACATATTTTTTAGATGGAGAAAAATCTCCTTTAACTTTAACTATTCCAGGTAAACATACAAGAAAACACTCTTTATTATTTTTTGATGAAAAAACTGGAACTCAAAGAGAAATTAGATACGCGACCAATATGGATTCACCATTTGTAGACGAACAAAAAGGTGAAGCAACAATGGGACATATAACGTTTCATAACGGTACGCTAATGGTTCCTAAAGCAAAACAAAACTTACAAAAACTATTATCATTGTATCACCCTTTGAAAGGAAGGTTGTATCATGAGTTTAGTGCAGTTGAAGTTGCTGAAGATGAACTAGACGTTTTAGATCTTCAAATTGATGCGTTAAACGCTGCAAGAGAATTAGACATAGATCATGCTGAAGCTATACTAAGAGTAGAAAAAGGATCAGCAGTAAATGAAATGAGTTCAAAAGAACTTAAAAGAGACTTGCTGTTATTCGCTAAAAGAAATCCTGCAATGTTCATGAGTTTAGCTAACGACGAAAATGTTCAGCTTAGAAACTTTGCAATTAGAGCTTCTGAAACTGGAATTATATCATTATCTCCTGATCAAAGAACTTTTCACTGGGGTACAAATAACAGAAAGTTAATGAACGTTCCGTTTGATGAAAACCCATACTCTGCATTTGCAGCTTTCTTAAAGACTGATGAAGGTGTAGAAATCTATAAATCTATAGATAAAAAACTATAAAAACAAGTGATACTATTATAAGGCGGCTTTACGTCGCCTTTATAGTATTTAAAAAAAACAATAATGGCGGTAAATATAAACACAGTATATACAACAGTCTTGTACATATTAAACAAAGAACAAAGAGGTTATGTTACTCCAACGGAGTTTAACAGTCTGGCTGCTCAAGTACAAGAAGAGATATTCAATTCATATTTTCCAGATGGTAATCAACTAAATAGATTTAACCAAAACAATCAACAAAACGATACAGAGTTTTTTAACATGTTTAAAAATCAGGCTTATAAATTGTATCCTTTTGAACAAGACGCTGCGTTTATTTTAGACGTACCTTCTCAAACTTTTTATTATAATGGTACTCGTACTGTTTATAAGTTAGGCGAAATAATATCTACATACTCAGGTAATCCTACTTATAATTCTATAACTCAACTAACAAGTAAAAGTGATTTTTCTACAATAACAAGATCAAACTTAACTTCACCAACAAGTCAATATCCTATTGCCTTTACTACACACGCTGTAATAGTAACAAATCCAGTAACTCCTGCTAGACTTGTAATAAACATATCACCATTACCTACTTCAGTAAGCATTAATTGCTTGTTTAGACCTGTTAACCCTATATGGGGTTTCACTATTGGTGGACTAGGTCAATATACTTACAACCCTACTACATCTACTAATTTTGAATTAGATATATCAGAACAAACAAATATTATAACAAACATACTTAAGTATTGTGGTATAATAATAAGAGATCCAGAAATCGTTCAATCTGCACAAGCTGAAATACAGCAAGTAGAAACTAATGAAAAAAGTTAATAAAATATGCCAATTCCAAACGGAGGTTTAATAACCGAAACTAATGAACAATATTACGCAGGCGCGCAAGGCTTTAGAGCACTAACCGCAGCAGCAGGTCAATCGTTTGCAACAACTTTTAATACAGACTTAATTTTTGGTAGTTTTAATCCTGCTTTACTTAACTATGCTTTAAATAATTTTAAATTATATACTAGTGCTGACGGTGTAACATACGCAGAATATACAGCAGCTTATACTGTAGTAAATAACACGGTAACAATAACAGGAGCTATTGCTCTTGGAACTTATATAGTAGTTCAATTAAAAGCTTTAGATGGTGGTTCTTATGGAGCTAGAAATGCTACAGGTGAAACCGTTGAAGAAAACTACGGTGGTTATTCTTATATTACTATCGGTGATATTATAGATAACTTTATGGTTGGTTATGTAGGTGACGGCAAATTAATACAAACATGTAAAAAATCAGATGTAGTATTTCATGTTAAACGTGGTATGCAAGAATTTAGTTATGATACTTTAAAAAGTATTAAGTCGCAAGAATTAAATATACCACCAAGTCTAGCTGTTATATTACCACAAGATTATGTTAACTACGTAAGAATATCTTCTATAGATCAACTTGGTGTTAAACGTATAATATATCCTGCAAATAATCTTACAATAAGTCCTTATGAAATGCCTTTACAAGATAATGCAGGACAACCAACTCAAGATAATTTTGGTGATAATTTAGAAGGAACTTCTATAACTGAAGAAAGATGGGCAAATGCAAATGATAGATTTATAACAGGTACGTTTAATAATGCTAATTTTGAAGCGTTTTTTGATTTTATGCAAGACGGATATGGGTATGGACTTGATGCTTATGGAAGAAGATATGGTTTAGACCCTGCTTTATCTCAAATTAACGGTTGGTTTAATATGAATGAAAGAGAAGGTAAAGTAGCTTTTTCTAGTAATCTAGCAAATAGATTAATTGTATTAGAGTATATATCTGATGGACTTGCTTATGATTTAGACAGTAGAGTGCCTAAGATGGCTGAAGACGCAATGTATTCTCATTTACTATATTCTATATTATCTACAAGAGCTGGAACACCAGAAGGCATAGTTCAACGTTTTAAAAGAGATCGTAGTGCAAAGCTTAGAAATGCTAAGATAAGATTATCTAATATTAAGCTTGATGAAATAGTTCAAGTAATGAGAGGTAAATCTAAATGGATAAAATAATAAACTAGATGGCAAATATTAGTAATAATTTCCTAAAAGGCAAAATGAATAAAGACCTAGATGCTAGGTTGTTGCAAAATGGAGAATATAGAAACGCGATCAATGCTCAAGTAAGTAAATCAGAAGGCGCTAATGTTGGTGCTTTAGAAAATGTATTAGGAAATACGTTGCTTCAAGATTTTAATACTTTAACTGGCGTTACTGGTTTAAAGTCTATTGGATATCTAACTGACGAAATAAATAACACTGTTTATATTTTTCTTACTAATCATCAAGTTAACAAATACGATCCAGGTGCTAAAAACTTTATAATATCATATAATTCTCTTCAAGACACTTATGTTATTTTAGTGCAAGGAGCTTTTTTAAATTTTTCACAATTAAATCCTATATACGGAGTTAATATATTAGAAGAACTATTATTCTGGACAGACAACAGAAATCAACCTAGAAAAATAAATGTTGTTAATGCTGGCGTTAGTGGATACTATACAACAGAAGATCAAATATCTGTAGCAACATATAACCCTTATGAATCTATAGAGCTTTTTCAAATTATAACACCAGCTATGGTAACTGCTAATTCTTCGCTAGCGCCTGCTGTAAATGATTATCAAACTACTATGTTTGATGTGACTAGTAAATTTTATCCTAACGGTGGATCAGCTTTTAGCGAATTACCAAATCCATTACAAACAGCTACAGGCCAAACGGTTCCAATATTAGTAAATGATGTTACAGCTGAAGGAAACATTACTTCTGGTATGAGAGTTTCTTATATAGACAATGATGGTGTGATGGTTAATACAAATGTAATTGTTGCCACTGCTCCAACTCTTGCAACTAAATCTTTTACTACTAGCGCTAATATACCTGCGTACTCTTCTACTACTACTATTGAGTTTGTTTTTGAATCTAACCCTTATTATGAAAACGCTTTTAGTGGAGACTCTGAGTTTTTAAAAGACAAATTTGTAAGATTTAGCTACAGGTTTCAATTTGATGATAACGAATATTCTATATTTGCTCCGTTTACACAACCAACTTTTATACCAGAACAAGACGGTTATTTTATGTACAATAAAGACTGGCATGATATAACTACTCAAACAACAGACGAACAAGATACTTACAGAAGCACTATAGTTGATTTTATGGAAAATAAGGTTACTAAAATAGGACTTAGAATACCTTTACCTTCTACAAAAGCAACTTTACAAGCACTACACAAAGTAATTGGTATTGATATTCTTTACAAAGAATCTGATGCTTTAGCTGTTAAAGTTGTAGATACAATACCTATAGAAAACATAGTAGCGCAAACAGTAGAACCAAATATATTTACTTATAACTATAATTCTAAAAAACCTTTTAAAACATTACCATCCGACGAAATAACAAGAGTTTTTGACAAAGTACCTGTAAAAGCTTTTTCACAAGAGATATCTGCTAATAGAGTTATATACGGTAACTTTCAAACTAAACACACGCCACCTGCTAGCATAGATTATAGCGTTGGGGTTAATTTAAAAGAAGATAACACAGCTACTGTTACTCCTAGAACAATAAATAGTAAGGTTGGTAAATTAGAATATCCAAGTAGTACATTAAAACAAAACAGAACATATCAAGTTGGTATAGTGTTGTCTGATAGATATGGAAGACAATCAACAGTTATACTTTCAGACCAAGACGCTTCACAGGTAAATAGCTCTGAAGACTTTGGAGGATCAACAACTTATACTGGTTATTTAAATAATTCTATTAATAGATCAGGATTTCCGGGTAATGCTTTAAGAGTGTTGTTTAATCAACCAATTGGACCGTCTCAACCTAACTTAAACACTGGTTGGCCTGGTATATATAATGGAGATAAAACTAATGCTAATTACAATCCTCTTGGTTGGTTTTCATATAAAATAGTTGTAAAACAACAAGAGCAAGAATATTATAACGTATATCTTCCTGGAGTTTTAGCTGCTTATCCAAATGATAAAACACTAGAATTAGGTAAAACTTCTCATACAGTTTTAATAAATGATAATATAAATAAAGTTCCTAGAGATTTAACTGAAGTAGGTCCAACGCAAAAACAATTTAGAAGTAGTGTAAATTTGAATGGTAGAGTACAAAATCTTGATTCAAGTCCAAGTACCTCAGGTTTAACAAATACACAGTTTTTTCCAAAAAAAGCTGGGAGCATTGTAAGTACCATAGCTAGCGACGATGATTTGTTTAATGGAGAAAATATTTTAAATAATTATATTCCAAGTCAAGCTTTCTACAGTATTGATTCTGATCCATTTATTGCTAGAATATCTACAACAAAAGAATTTGGAGTTGTGAATACTAATGCTACTAGAATAACTGCTGCTCAAGCTGCTCCAAATACTACAACAATTGATTTAAGTCCTGCTGGTGGCGTAGGAGTAATTCAAGTTGGTGATACAGTAACAGGTGGAACTATTGTGCCTGGTACTATTGTTGTTTCAATTACTAGCGCTACTGTTATAGTAGTTAACAAAGCACAGACTTTAGTAGCTACAACTGAATTAAACTTTCACAAATCAGTTCCAATAGAACGCTTACAAAATTTAGCAGTTTTTGAAACAAATCCAGTTTTGTCTGAATTAGATATATATTGGGAAACATCAAGTAGTGGATTATTAACAGACTTAAACACAGCTATAATAGAAAATAGTTCTGCAACAGCTAATTTAAATGGTTTTAATGCTACTAATTTTAAAGAATCAATAATACCTGGAGTTTCTGAAACACCAGCGTCTAATGGACCTGTTATAGGTACAGGTACTTTTAATTTAATAAATCAAGCTGGCGCAGCTATTGTGTATGGAACAGGAACTAATCAAGGAGTTTTAAGTTTAATAAGTGTTTTTGATACGCAAAGCACGCCTCAAGACAGATCATCAGAGTTTGTTTTTAATGATAATACATCTGGAAACTATACTATTAGCGTCAAAGGTAGTGTGGCTAATCCTTATTATTATTATGGATTTCCAATAGAAGCAAGATCTTTTAGATTTTTATTTCAAAGTGTTGTAAATGGTATTACTCAAACTTTTTATGAAGACGTTACGTTACAAAACTTAGCTCCAGTTATAACAGGTTGCCCAAGTGGTAATGTTACTTTGACTGGTGGTAATGGTAGTCCTTTTTCAGTTGCAGCTACGTTGTATGCTGTAAACGGAAGCGCTTACCCATCGAATAAAGCTACAGATTTAACATGGACTTTAACAGAGCCTTCAGGTAATAATTATTTTGATATAACTATTTCTACACAAAACAATTATCCAACCACTGGTAACAATGCTTTAAAAGCTATTATAACAGCAAGAACTATTGGTGGTGATCCTCCAAATGGAACTTATCAATTAAGAGCTAGCGTTGCAGACGCTGGTAATTCTACAGCAGCTTGTATATTTAATGTTATAATCGCTGTACCTGTATGCCAATTTTTATCATCAACATTAGCTAATCCTTTACCGGATTATGATTTTAACGCTAGCGGAAGCATTCAAATGGTTACTATTGCTTATCAAGATTGTAATGGTATTAATCAAACAGATACAGTAGAAGCAGACGGTACTCAGTATTGTCAACAAGCGTTAGGATCATCAATGACGTGGACGTTAGTTAATCCACCAGGAAGTATACCGCCTGCAGATAGAACTGGAGTGTTTAATGCAGTTGTAGCTAGTTGCGGAAGTGGACCAACGCCATAGTTAAAAACAAAAAAAACAAGTAATAATATTAATATAACATGGGAGTAGTAGTAGAAGTTAAATACTTTAACAGTTTTTTATTAAGAAAAACTATGACAAACAGCCAACCATCACCTGGTCCAAATATGGCACCGGTATGGAATGGTTCTTTTGGTATACCTAAAACTATTGGTGGTTTTAACGTTTATTCTACAACTATTGCTTCACCTGAAAATGTTAACAACTGGATAATAGAAGAAGCAAGGATAAGAGGTGGTTATAATAATACATCTGTAGATTTTGGAGTAAAAGCTTATCTTGTAGAAAACGAACCAAATTCTTCAGTAAGAAGTAACACACTTATATATTCAGGTATATTTAATTCTAGAACAGGTGTTAATGATACTAATGTTTTTCCAGTTGGTCAAGACATCACAAAAAGTGCTGATCCTGCAAATGGATCAATACAAAAACTTTACGCTGAAGACAGTAATCTAGTTATATTTCAAGAAAACAAAATAAGCAGAGCATTAGTTAATAAAAGTGCTATTTATTCTGCTGAAGGAAACGCAACAGTAACTTCTTCTAATTTAACTATAGGTGTTATACAGCCTTTTCCTGGTCAATACGGTATAAGCAGAAACCCTGAAAGTTTTGCTGTTTATGGTTACGATAAATATTTTGCAGATGAAAACAATAATGTTATGTTAAAGTTATCAGGTGGATCTGTAAGAGAAATATCAGGAGAAGGTATGACTGATTTTTTCAGAGATACTTTAAATTCTATAAATCAACCACAGTCTGCTGGTTTTGTTCAAGGTGGTTGGGACATACATAATAAACAATACGTTGTTTCTTTATATAGAAATCCAATACAATTTCCTACAGCATCATTTTCAACATTAGCTTATGGTCAATCAATAGGTGGTGGAGAAGGTTGGTCAACTTTTTATAGTTTTAAACCTGATCAAATGCTTAGCTTAAGAGATAAGTTATACACACTTAAAAACGGACAATTATGGCAGCATTATTCTACAGTATCTACTGCACTGCGTGGTAATTTTTATGGAGTATCTACACCTAGTTCAATAACTTTTGTTTTTAATCCTCAACCTAATTATTCTAAAACCTTTAAGACAATATCTTACGAAGGAAGTAGCGGTTGGCAAGTTAATAGCATTATAAGTGATTCTACAGGTGAAGATCTTTTAAGTGGAGTTCAATATCAAGAAACGCAAGACGAAACAGTAAACTCATCATATGATTCATCAGAACCTACTATTGTATCTCCTGCTACATTACCACCTTCAATTTACAGTTATCAACAAGGTCAATATGATGCATTGGGTAACGAATATCCTCAAGCTTTAACTCCACCAATATTGCGAGCAGGTTTTGATAGAAAAGAAAATAAATACGTTGCAAATCTAATAAATAATAGTGTAGTATCTACAGGTGAAATTGTTTTCGGTGGTGCAATGAGTGGCATAAAAGGTTATTATTCTACAGTTACTATATCTACTGACAATACAACAAACGTAGGTGGTGAAAAAGAATTATTTAACGTTGGTTCAACATATGTAATGAACAGCGGATATTAAATTAAATTAAATGAAATTAAAAAACATTGAAAGCATCGAAGCTTTAAAAGATGTTATGTTTAAAGGTGATGAAAAAAATGGATTTTATGGAGATGGAAAAAGCATAGCAACAATACCAGAAATACCAATAAAACATAGTTTTGCAGATCAATTATATGTAAGACAAATGAATTTAAAAAAAGATCAAGTGATAGTAGGTGCTGTTCATAATCATTTACATGTTTGGTTTTTACTAACAGGTAAAGTTATTATAAATAATAATGGTGAAAAAATAGAACACATAGCGCCATGCTACACAGTGTCTAAACCAGGGTCACAAAGAATTATATTAGCTCTTGAAGATTCTATATTTGTAAACGTTCACAAGAACCCTACAAATATTAAAAACATACCTGAATTAGAAAAAGAAATAGTCTCAATGACAATAGAAGAATATAACATTAAATATAAAAATATATGAGTTTTGTAATCGCTGGAGCCGTAAGCGCCGGAACAAGCATAATCGGTGGTATCATAGGAGGTGGTAAAGCTAGAAGAGCAAAAAGAAGAGCCGCTAAGAAGCTAAAAAAAATGAACGCTAAAATGTCTCAATTAGAAGCTAACAGACAAGATATAATAAACCCTTATGAAGATTCTACTAACTTAAGTTCTATGATGAGTAATCCTATGGCTAATTTATCTGTAGCTACTCAAGCTGCGGAAATGCAAATAGAACAATCAGACATAAGTTTAGCTAATACATTAGATACTATCAGAGCTACAGGCGGTGGAGCTGGTGGTGCAACTGCTTTAGCTCAAGCTGCGTTAGCTAGTAAAAAAGGAGTTGCTGCTGACATTGAAGCACAAGAAAAATCTAACGAAGATAAAAGAGCGGCAGGTGAACAAAGACTACAAGATGCTAAAATAAGTGAAGAACAAAGAATGCAAAATTTAGACGCTGCCGGAAAACAATTTGTGTATGGTCAAACAGAACAAAGAGAAATGGGTCAGTTAAATAGATTACAAGCTCAAATAGATAATCAGCAAGGTATAAAAGCTCAAGCGTCAAGAGATCAAACCTCTGCATTAACTGGTATGATTAGCGGAGTAGCTTCAGCTGCGGGTAGTTACATGACTGCAAAAGGTAAATAATATTCAACATGGAAAATAGAAACATTACAACAAACACTTTAATAAAGCAAATGATACAAAGCGATGCTATAGCTTATAACATGGACTATGTATCTAAACCTGTTGACACTGACTTTGGAGTTTTAAACAGAGCTTACCAAGAAACTGGTCGTGAGTATGCTGCAATAAAAGTAGCTATACAACAAGGTAATTGTGCAGATCAATATTGTACTGTTGAAAACGCTAGAATGGTTCAACTAGAGGCTGCGCCTAAATTGTCTTTAGAATTTTTAGCTAATGTTACTGGTGAACTAGCAATAGTTGAAACACCTTATTACGACGTTAATAATGATTTTTCTTTTATGATAGCTAATTGTATATTAACTAAAAAACCTGGGTTTTCTAAAACAGATGGTTACGATATATTATTAGAATTAGTACCAAATGGAACACAACAATTAACTTTTATAGGACCTGGTTTTGATACTCCTTTATCTATAAATAGCGCAGCTCTTCAAACATTATTAGAAGCAGACACTTCTTTAGTAACTGAAACACCAGATATAAATACTAGTATGATGGAGCTTTTAGTAGAGTCTCAATTATTTAGACCTGACATGATAGGTGAAGATAAAAAATTATCATCTGCAGCAAAAATATCAGAAGAATTTATATTAAAATTTAACGGTGAACCTGATTATGAAATCATAGATATAGGTAATGGTAAGGGTAGAAATATACTTAGATATGACTTAGACAAAATTGAAAGAAAAATAACTCCTTTTATCAATGCTGAAGTTTCTGGTATACTAAGCGCTGAACAAGAAGCTATAGCAGCTTGGAACGTGTTTTTATCTAAACTAACTAGTGAAGAAGAAGATGATCAAATGGTTCAAAACGCTAACGCTGGAAATTCATCTTGGTCTTATGAAGATGATCTGCCTTTAATGCAAGACAAAAAAGTTTTATTCTTAAAAAATTATAAACAATATTTTTATAAAAATTATTTAGAGCAATTTATAACAAATAAACTACCAAGCGTAGAAGCAGACGCTGCGGTATTTGATTTAGCAGAAGCTAGAACAGCTAAAGCTCAACAGTTCATGCAAGATAACCAATAAATTAAATTAAATGAATAAGTTAGAATACATAGAAAGCTTAATAGCTGAAGGAGCAAATAGCACCGAGGTGTTTGAAAAAGCAAGACAATACGATATAGATAATCCAGTAAAGACATACGACACCCAGAACCAGGATGCAACTGCGGTGTCAACGAACGCCAACGCATCCAATACGGGATCACAATCGGGAGATGGTTCATCGGGATCTCAACCTACAATTAATCCAGGTCAAGTTTTATCAAGAGATGATGGTTTTGAATATAAATATGAAATAGACCCAAATGATCCAAACCAAGGTATTTATTATTCTAGGCAAGCAGGATCAGAAGATGAGTGGGCAAACGCAAACGAAGACACTAGCGAACGTGGAAACGTTGCTAAAATGTCAATAGCTAATTTATTTGGTCATTCTTCTTTTGGCGAAAAAGAACAAAAACAATATTTTGATAATTTAGAAAAATTAGAAGAACTTAAAAAAGCAAAGAAAGAAGCTA